GTAGGCGTTGCGATGCCGGAGGCTACCAGAAGCGCAACGAGGTCATCGCGCAACTCCGCGCACTTCGCGTTGGTCAGGGTCGTAAGAATGTCGGTCGGTGAGATTGCCATTTATGCCAGCCATCCTATGTTTCGCAGGGCTTTGACTACTTGCTTGATCGTATACCCGTCGAACGTCGATGCGTCGTTGACAGCGGTGCCGGCGTTCGCCACAAACGTTGCGGCGGCGACGGCCGTTGTTGGCTGCACGATGGGCGTTGCGCCCCACGCGCCAAGTTTCTCGGTCGCGCCTGAGCCGAGCTTGCTCCCGGTCGTCGTGCCGAATACGACATTTTTGGCGTCGGCAATATTGACCGTGCCGTTGAATGTCAGGCTGGGCGTGCTGAAATCCCCGTAGATCAACGGGGTTGTCGTTGAACTGTTGGCGATATACAACTTGTTCGCGGCCGTCTCGGCGTTGCCAGCCTGGTAGCCGATCATCACCGCACCGCCGTTTGTGGTGAGCGATGCGCCGGCCCCGCTGCCGATCAGGGTCGAATTCGTGCCCGAGGTCGATAGCAGCCCGGCCTGGTAGCCAATCGCGGTGAATCCCGCGCCCGTCTGGACCTTGCCGGCATTGAAGCCAATGGCCACGGCGTTGCTAACGTTCTTCTGGAGCGACTCACTGCCAATGGCGACGTTGTTGGAACCAGCCGCGCTCCCGCCGTAGCCGCTGCGATACCCGATGTAGATCGAATCGCTGAATGACGTGGTGCCGGTCGGGAACGCAGACTCTGTTCCGATCCCTATGCACCGGTTTCCATTCGCGCGCTGCCCGGCGCTGGTCCCGATGAACATGTTGTCGCCACCGGTCGTGAGGTAGTACGCGGCGAATGCCCCAATCCCCACGTTTCCGCTTCCAGTGCAGTTCAGAAGGGCGTTCGTGCCCAACGCCATGTTGTTGATCGCTGTCGTTGCGGACTGAAGATTTGTGCTGCCGATGGCGAAGTTGTACAGGCCGCTGGTGAGCGACTTCAGCGCGTAATACCCGATCGCGGTGTTATCGTGGCCGGAACTGTTAAGCGCCTCTAACGCATTTTGCCCGATCGCAATGTTTGTCGTGCCGCTCGTTTGACTGGCCAAGCACGACGGGCCAATTGCGATGTTGTTGGCGCCGGTGATGTTCTGCCCGGCCTGATACCCAATGCCCATCGAGTAGTTGGCCAGCACGTAGATCCGGGCCAGCTCGGCGGCGGCCGAGGATTGGATGACGATCTGCCCGGACGTCTGGGTGCTGTGCCCCTTGACGATGAGTTGGTTGACGTTAGAACTGCCAACAACCGTGACAGTCCCGGCAACGCTGATCGCGGCGCCGGATTCTGTGATGATCGAATTGCCAAGAGTTGTCCCGGCTGTGAACTTGGCGATGGTTCCGCTTGTTCCGCTCCCGCCAACTCCGGCCGCGATCGTCTGGTTGCTGATCGCCGTTATCAACCCCTTCGCGTTGACCGTTACCTGAACTGATTGCGTCGTGCTGCCGAACGTGCCAACGTTGGCGTTGACCGTGGCCAGGGTGGTCGCAAGCGCGCCGGCGGTCGTCGTTATATCCCCGGTGAGCGCCGGGAAGTGGGTAGATACCAGTCGGGCGCTGGCATCGAGTAGCGCCAATCCGTTCACGGCGCCGCGCTGCGCGTAGAAGTCTGATACGTCCACGCCGTCCACTGTCCCGGTGAGCGCGATGTTATCGGCAACCGTGAGGGTGCTGCCCGATTGGCTCAGGATCGAATCGCCCAGGGCGCTACTGCTGGTCCAGTAGGGGAGTTTGTTGAGCGTCCCGCTGCCGGTGACGGGCGTGCCGCCTGGGCTGATCGAGCTTGTGCCATCCGATTTGAACCAGAACGCTTCGCTCCCGTTGGATTTGAGAACGCTGATTTTGGTCGCCGCCGCCGTGTCGCCAAGCTGAATGACGATGTTCCCGTTGATCGCGCGGACAACCCGCAAGAGCGCGCGCGTGAGCGCCGCAAGCGAGTTGCCTACCGCTTCGTCGGTGTCAAGCGCCACTTGGATCAGCGGCGCGGCGGCGTCGTACTGGTCGGACATTTAGGTGTAAGTTCCCACTTCCTGCCAGTCCACGGAAACGGCCAAGTGCCAGGTGCCGGCCGCGCCGTCCATCTGGACGGGGTTTTGGATCGTGATGCCCGTGCCATTCGGCAGAAAGATCGGGGTGGGGAAAGTCCATTCCACCGAATCATTGGCCCCAGCCGCGCCCAAATGCGTGAGGTTCCACACGCGCAGAGGGGTGGCGGTGACGGTCATGTTGCTGCCCATCGTCATCGCGGCGGTTGTCGCAATGTCCGCGCTGGCCCATTCGGGCGTTGCGGATACCAACGTGAACACGCTGGATGTGTCGGCCGCGTTGTTGGGCACGGGCACGATGTTGGTGTTGTTCGCGCTGGGGTTCCCGTTTGACGCGCCGGAGGCGTGGGTGAACTTGAACAGGCCCAGCCGGCGCCCGGCGGTGACTGGGGTGGTAAATGCCTGAATGGTCGTGAACTGCAACCGAACGCGCGTGATGAGCGCCGCTTTCAGGTTCGTTGACACGGTAGATGCGCGCATGGTGAACACGTTGGAGTTGGCCGCAAGCGCCGCCGCCATCGTCCCGGTGGTCCCGCTGAGCGTCCATCCCGCGCCGGGAAGCCCGTCTGATATTCTGGTTATTCCGCCAAAGTCTGGTCGTGCCATTTTGTGTTCTCCTTACTGCTTTGGGATTTCCGTCCCGTGATAGTACGCGATTTCAAGGGCGGTATCGCCCTCGTAGATTGACGTTTCCCAAATGTCGATCACTTTGCCAACCGGGACGCCCTGGGCTGTCGCCTGTTGCAGCATGTCCCGTTGCCCGCTGTCTCGCGCGATCGCTTCCGGGGTTCCGTGCCAGTAGACGCCGTGGATGCGCCACAGAGCCGCCATGCCGGGGACGCCAGGCGTATCAAATACCGTGAAGTCGGGGCGGGCATAGCCCAAGTCCAGTTGCGCCACGTAGCGCGCGGCCTGGCGGCGTAGCCAATCCTCGGTGAGCAGTTCCGGCAGGGTCCGGCTCCCGGTGCGCTCAGCGGCGATCGCGGCGGCGGCGGCGGCGCGCGTCTCGCCAACCATCTTCACCCAATACGCATAGCGCGCGTCGTCTTTCTCGCGCTGTTCGGGCACGGTGCGCGCCACGTCGATTACAGGCATGGGCGGGATCGCTCGGACGGGGCCGCGCTGGCGCATGGGGGCGAACCTGGGCAAGCCTTTCATTACACTTCGTCCAGCACAACCGTCATTGACGATTTCCAGTTGCCCGATGATTCGGCGTTGGTGCGGGTGAACCCGGATTCAGACGCATACGCGACTTTGACGCGCCAGATTAGCCCGCCTGGATCGGTCAGGTAGAACGGGGTGAGCCGCCTGATCCAGCGGTAAAGCTGCGCGCGAAGCTCGGCGGCGGTGTAGGGGAAGGCGTCGGCGGTGCTGCCGCGCAGCCGCAGGTTGTCCTCAAGCCGCACGTTCAGGGTGAAGCGGAATTTGTCAATCAACAATTCCTGCATCTTCACGCTGACCCGGTGGATGACCGGGGTGGATGTGGGCGTGTCCGTGTTGAGAACGATCTTGTAGCGGACTTCCTTCCCGGCCGGGCGGGACGGGTAGACCGTATCCCCGATCGCGGCGGCGGCGCTGAGAGGCGTAACCAAGTTGATCTGTACGCCATGGCTGACGCTGGCCACCTGCACAATCTCGTCGTTCACCCGGATAAAGTCGCCGGCGGTCACGGCCGTTGCCGTGTTCTCGGCTACCCAGATTTCGGTGGTCGTGTTCTCATCGAACCCGCCGTAAAGCGAGACGGTGAGCGGGGACCACTGGCCGGCGAACAGGTCAAGTTCCTGGCTGGGGCTTTGGGTGACGGTGCCGGCCGCAAGCCAATATCCGCTGCGGTCCACTTCCACGAATATGTCCGCGTTGACGTTCGTGGACAGGCCCGTGCTGGCAACGATGATGCTCTGGAAGTCCTTGGGCACCTTGGACAACTCGCCGCCCATCCAACTTGACGTGACAAACCCGGTGGGTTGGTAGGCAATCCCGGTGCCGGCGCTGTCCAAGTATCCGTTGGGGTTGTCCGTGAGGTCTGGAAATTCAACGTAGAACGGTATGCCGTCCTCAAAGAACCACAAACGGGGCTTGTTCGTGCTGCTGGTCGTCTGCTCAAGCCCCATCGAGCGGATGCGCTTCCCGATCGCGGTGGCCTGGACCAAGCAATGCCAGCCCTTCCCGTTGTAGGCATATACCCCGCTGCGCGCGGTCAAGCCGCCATCGACGGACGCAAACAGGAAGTTGCGCGTTCCCACAAGGCAAGATACGTGCCCCTGCTGGTCGGTCGGCAACCCCTCGTCAAGATCAAGCCCAACCGGGGTGAGCCGCACGCCATCCCAGGCGTGAAGGCTTTGACCGATCGGGACATACATCCGCCCGTCCGCCATCCATGTCAGGCAGTTGATCCCGTTGCCGGCGTACTGCTCGTTGGAGTAGTCTGCCGTCTGGTAGACAAACGAAGATGAGAGCGAGTAAAGCCCGGTGGTAGAGGCAATGATGATCTCATTCTGAAAGCCCACAATGTCCGAAAGGGTGACGGCGGTATTGGCCACGGTCACGCTGGACCAGGTGGTACCGTCGCTGGTGTAGGCCAAATAGCCGGAGCCGCCAGTACTCTTGGCGCCGTAGAGGTAGCCGTTATACGCGCGGAGATAAGTCCATGTTTTCGGGCCGGCAGAGGCGGACCATGAGCCGGACGCGCCGGTGCTGCTCTCCACCATCGAAGTCGAATCGCCCAGGGCGGCGTAAATCTTCCCCGCGAAAGCGCATAGGGACGTGACGGTGGCCCCGGCGGTGTAGACAAGATCGAGTTGGCTGGTCGAAGTGTTGAACTTGTAGATGGACACGCCCGCCGCGATATACCAACCCGAACCGAACCGAACCGGGCGGACGGTCACGGCGGACGCGCTGCCGGTCCCGTTGTTGATGATGAAGTAGCCGTCTACGCCGCTTGTCCCAGCCGCCCAAGAGCCGGTTCCGTTGGTGACGGTCTTGTAAGCCGATTCGCCGCCGGCGTAGGCTCCGGCCGTGTTCATCTGCCAGTCCACATATACCTTGTCGCCCACGGTCGGGGAGGTTGGGGTGAGGACAAGCCAATACTTTGTGGCCAGGGAGAGCGCGCCCGGCGCGCCCGGCGCGAGTTCCACCCAGTTTGCAGACAATACCGCCTGCTGCCCGCTGAAAGTCGATTGGGTGAGGGACGCGCTGTATATGGCCGCGCCGGTCGGGAGTCCACCACTGTTGGCGTAGATGCCGAGTTGCAGCGTCGGGCTACCTGTCCAGTTGATGAGTTGCAGGTAGAGCCGGACTTTGCTGGGTGTGACGGCCACGCTGGCGTCCGTGGTGAAGGACTGCGCGCGGCTTGTCACAACCAAGTCGTGCGTGTCGTAGCCCGCAAGGTCGTCTTGCACCGAGAACGTGACGCCAAAATGGAACTGGCATTGGGAAAATGCCGTCCACGATCCCCAAGAACCACTGGTTTCGGTCGAATACTTGGACGTGCCTACGACACTGGTTGAACCGGTCCAACTAAGGGTGATGTTGTTGGAGAACGTCGATGAGTTGGGGGTGATGACAAGCCAATACGTTGTCGCATTGACAAGGGCGCAAGCCATCGAGACAGTGACCCAGGTGGCGTTGGTGTCACTGGGGATTGTGATGGTCCCGGTCGCGCCAATGATGGCGTTGGGAGAGCCGCCGCTGTCGGAGTAGATGTTGACCGAGCAAACGCTCCCCGCCGCCCATGTCACGCGCGCGATGTTCACCCGGACACTGGTGGTTGTCTTGGACGAGGCCGCGACAAACGACTGTGCCAGGCGGACGCGCGTGAGCGCGCCGTCGATTCCGGTTGAACCGTTGTTGATCCTGAATAGGATTTCCCTGTCAGTCGGCCACGAAACCACTGGGTCGGGCGCTCCCACGTAAAGCCTTTCCTGAATCCACATTGCCCCGCCGGAGTACCCCGCTGGTCCAATGGACGTGCTTATCCCACCGTCAAAGAAGTGGGTAATCAGAATCCAGTACTTTACCCCGGAGGTCAGCGCCACGGGGGTATCGGAGAACGTGTACCACGTTGGGGTTGTGGTAATCGCAGCGCGCTCCGGCGTCGTCAAGGCATGCGTCCAAAGAATAGTCCCGCTCGGCCCGCTGTTCGGAGATTCGCCATTGTCGGCCCTGACTGAAATCGTGGTGCGGTCTACGTCGCGCGCGCCATTCTTGGAAAGCATGAGCCGAACCGTGGAAAGCGTAATCGATGCGGAAGGGGTGAAACTTTGCCCAATGTACTTGTATTTTGCCCCGGCCACGCTATCCGTGTAAGACGTTTCTACGCCAATCGGGTCTGCAATGTATTCTGGGTCGGAGCCGGGGATAAGTTCAACTGTGGCGTTGGCTTCATGGTTGCTGGCTGTCCGTCCGCTATTGGAATATTCCGAACTGACGCGCATTTGGCCGGTCGTGCTGGTCTGGGTCGGCACGTTTTGCGGGTCAGTCCCGGTCGCCAATGAAATCTGGTTGACCTTCGGCGGGAGTAGCACTTGGCGCGGGAAGCGCGTATCGGCCAGGCTGTCATGAAAGCGGTCGGTGTCGCCGTAGGTGGTCAGTTGGCCGCGTCCGCCGCGCCACTCGCTTTGACTTCGCACCGTCCAGCGTGACAAGTCTTTGTCCTCACGGTTCCCCTGCCCGCCGAGTTGCCCGCTGAAAGGGCTGGTCATCTGCACGTTGAACCCGATACTGGTCCCTTCGGTCAGGATCAGGCCAAGGCTTTCAACTTCTGTGACGCCATCGGACACATCGGAGAACCGCACATGATAGCGATTGTCCGGGTCGCCTACGGCGGCTTCGGCATCGCTTGAAGTCGGGGGCTGCGGGAGAGAAAGCGGCATGGCCTAGATTTGGTCGGCGTAACGACGGGTCCGGCTGGTCGTGCGGATGGGCTGGATGCTGCGCCGGCGGCGGATTTGCTCGGCCTTATTGTAGTGGGCCTGGGCCATCGTCATGTTGCTGCGGGCCTGCTCCCCGGTCGGGTTGCGGCTTTGCAGCATTTCGTAGAGGAAGCGGAGGGCCATCTCACGGACGAAACTTACCGCATCCCGCTCGTCGCCGTCGCCAATCCCAAGGGTGGCGGTCGGCGTGTCAAGCATGGTGATGCTGGATGAGTAGACCAATCGGATTGCGGTCGTGAGCGAGGGCACAACTTCTTGCGTTTGGGTCGGCCAGGACCGAATGATGAGCTTGTAGGCTCCGGGGATGCCCAGCACGTCGAACGAGGTCACGGGCGCCCAATACAACAGGTCGGAGTCGCCTACGAAAACCTGATGCAGAAGGTTCAGGTCGGACGGCAAACTGTATTCGTTGGTCCCGGCGGTGTAGGTAAGGGTGGTGGAGTCGTCCACCATCTTCACCCAATCGTTCCCGGCCGCGCTTACAGCATCCTTCACGGCCTGGGTGAAGTATTCGTATTCGAGGGGCAGAATTTGGTATTCCGCCGCCGCCGGGATCGTGTAACTGAATACCGGGCTGACCGTAACCTTGGTGGTCGCCTGGTCGGAAACGGTGATGAGACGGCTGACCCCGGCGTTGTTCCCGCTGGTGATGCGGAGATAGTGATTGGCCCAAGTGTTGTTGGGCTGGTAAAGCACATCGGCATCAACCAAGGTTGACGTGCTGCCACTGTCGGCTACGCCATTCGCGGCGCGGCCCATGCTGCGCGCAAGCGCCAGGATAAGGGTATCGAGCGTCGTCTCTGCCATTGTTTCGGCAGGGCGGGGGCCAAGTGCGCCCCCACCCTGAGACAGAGCGAACTAGGCCGCGCTGTTGACACCGGTGAAGCCCGCGTGATACAGGCTCCCCCGGACTTCCATCGTGTACGCGCCGCTGATCTGCCACTTGTCGCTGGTCCCGTTCTTGGCCAGCATCGTGCGCTTGAATTCCTTGCCGACAAGCGGGCCGATTCCCAGGTAGTCCTTCTTGACGAAGAACCAGAGGGTATCCGGCATGTCGTTGACGGTCACGATCTGGAGTTCAACGCCCACGTCCGTCCGCAGCATTTCCGTCACGAAGCCACCGGTCGGGTCGTTCTGGTCGCGGTAGGTCGTCACCTGGCCGTTGGTGCTGGTGCCGTACATGGTGCTGATGTAGCGCCGGCCAACCGGGCTGACCAGAAGGGTGTCCGGCATGTTGGCCATGCCGACAAGGGCCAGGGACGCTTCCATCCGCTTGTTCACTTCCAACTTGGTCACAACGCCGCTGGACGCGAACGAGCTTCCCGCCGTGACGTTGCCCACGGTGCTGTTGATGTACTGCATGAGTCCGCCCATCGTGGACGGGACGCTCGTGCTGGTGCCCGCCTGGCGGAAGCCGTAGATCGCGTTGCGCTCCAAGCGCCGGAACAACTCGCGGGTGCGAATCCGGGTGTCGCGCTCGATTTTGTCCTCGATCCCGTAGCGGTCGATGGCCTGCTCAAGCTCCGTCACCGTGACCATGCCCGTCATTTCCTGCACGTAGTTGTACGGCGCAGTCGGGTTAATCACGTAGTCGGCGCTGGCATCCGTGCCTTCGGCGTGCGCCCGGCCAACGATCGTCATGGCCGTGGTCGCGGAGGCGGTTGCGGCGATGGAGGGCGCGGTGCCACCACCCACGGCGCGAGTCGCGGCGAAGGTGTCATAGGTTTCGTTGACGGACGTAACCCAGACAATTTCACCGGTGCCGTCGATCCGCACAAGGTCGCCCACCCGGAGGCGCGCGGCCTGGCCAGCGGTCAGGACCGGGGTGCCGGCGACAATCGCGGTCGTGGTCGTCGCGGCGGTCAGGTTGCCGGTCGTGTTCAACTGCGCGGTCGAAGTCATCGTGAGCGTGAGGGCCGTATCGGCGTCCTCAAGCCACTCATACTTCATGGCCGTGCAGGGCTTGCTGAGGCTGTTGAGCGCCGGGCGGTCGTCCGTCCCGCCGGCGATCAGGCGCAGAAAGGGAACGTCCTTGGGCGAAACGAGATCAAGGATCGGGACAACGGAGCGGACATTCGTTACCGCATCCGAGTACGTGTATTTCGTGGTAGCCATGTCAGTGATTCCTCATAGCCACCGGGAACAGGGAAACCTTACCGGTCGAACAGGTCCGCGCTGGTCTTGCCCATCTTGCGAAGTTCGCGCTCTACATCAGCGATCGCGGGATTGTCGATGCCCTTGCCTTTGTTGCGGGTCCACTTGTCCCGTAACGCCTTCATCGTCGCTTCCTCGGCGCCCACCGGCGCAATGACGCTGGGGGCGCTGCTGGTCGCGGTGACGCCGGCCTTATCCAAGGCGGCAACAACGGCCTTTTGGGTCTCGCTCTTGGCCTGGGCTGGCTGCGCCCGTTTGAGGGCTTCCAGTTCGGCCTTGAGCGCGGCCTTCTCGGCCTCGGAATCCTGCTTCACGATCTGGGGGGCCAGCCGGGTCAAGGCGTCGATCGCCGCCGGAGTGGCGCCCATATCCCAAACCGCCTTCAATCGCGGGTCCGCCGGGTTGAGTCCCGATTCGCTCACGATTGCGTTGGCCTGGGCGTAGATGCGGGCTTGCTCTGCTTTCGCTCGATCCTGCGCGTCTCGTTCAGCCAAGCGGCGCTTGTAGGCTGCGGCCTGCTCTGCCGGGTCCAACGCTTCAAGCTGTTGCATCTCGGATCGCTGTCGTTCGGCCTGAATGGCTTCCAACTGCGCCTGGATGGCGTTCAACTTCGCATTGGCTTCGGCGGCGCGGCGGTCGCTCTCGGCCTTCTCGCGGTCTGCCTTGGACTGAAAGGCCCGGAATTCGGGCAGTTGCGTAAGGTCTACCGGTTTCGCGGTAGCGGGTTCTGGCGGCGCGACGGGGGCCGTCTCCCCTGGCTGGGACGTAGGGGCTGCTGGGGGTAAACCAGTTCCACCGACATTCTCATCTGCCACTGTTTCTATCTCCTGTGCGCCTTCTCCTTGCGGAAAATTCGCCTATTGGGTTTGCCAAAAACGAAAGCGCGGCGAAGCATCTTTGCTCCGCCGCGCCTGTTGGCTTCTGGCTGATACGGGGGATTCTACACCCTATCCAAAACCCCATGCGCCCACTTTGGGCGGCACCTTCGCGCGCATCTTATCCAGCGCCGCTTTCTTGTCCGCTTCGATTTTGAGCCGCGCATCGCGGTCAAGGTAGAACCCTTGCACCGTTTCCCAGCCAAACGAAACATCCGCCCAATGTCCCACCCTGACCTTGCTCGTCGCGCCAATGCTGTATCCCAGCGCGCGGGCGCGCGCGCAGAAGGTCAAGTCCTCGCTTCCGTTTTCCTCGGCATCTTCTGGGAACGCAAACCACGGGCGAGTTAGGCGCTCGTCCTCGAAAATCTCGCGGCGCATGAGGGTAAAGTGCAAGCCCACGCCGGCCACTTCCTCGGTTACATTCGGGTCGCGGATTTCCTTCATGCGAAACTTGCGTTCTGGGTCATCCACAAGCCATACGGCGGCGGGTGGCCAGCGCCGGCCGGTCACGTAGGGCTGGAAAATGTCGAATCCCCAGCCGTCTTTCAGGTCGCGCAACTTGTCTAGCGTGCTGGGCGCGAAGTCCGCATCGCTGTCCACAAACAAGATACTGTCGCAGTCGGATTGCAGAAGCAAGCGGGCCAGATAGTTCGCGGCGTAGGCCGGGAGTTTGCCCTCAATCTCGGTGTTGCGATCGCCGGCCCGCTGCCCCTCGGCAACCAGTCGGATCATGCTCCGGTAGAACTGCGCCAGCACGTATTTCTCAAGCCGGCAGGCTACCAGAATCTTCCCCCACGGTTTCGGTTCTTTTCTCATGTTCTCCTATCGGCTTGGGCGCACCGGGCGCGCCTTGGCCGTCTTAACCGCTCCCCGGTAATACTTGGCATAGAGCGGGTTCTTCTGAGCGTACGCCAGCGTCAGGTTCAACGCCTGCTGCACCTTCGGGTTTTGCATCCGAATTTGCAACTTCTCCTGGGCGGTCGGCGCCGCCTGGTAGCGGGAGAGGGCCATCGCCCCGTCCTCGCCCAGCGTGGTCGTGATGAGCGCCTTCAAGTCCTTGCTTGCCTGGCGCGCCTGCGCCCACTCGGCTTGCATTTCCGGCGTGACGGTGCCGATGTTCTGCTGCACCCACCCGCGCGCCATCTGGGTCGCCAAAAGATACTGGTCGGTGGTGAGCGTGGCCCGGCTCGACTGGTCAAGCGCCGCCCCAATCAACGGCTCTTGGTTGAGTTGGTAGCTGTCGCTGCCGGGGGGCGTCTGGGTCATCATGTAATCCCAGAACGCGGTCCTGGCTGCGTCCTTCTGTTTGGCGCTCTCGCTCATGTTTGAGCGCATCACGTCTTGAGCCGGCGGGAACACAAGGCGGCTGATACTCGCCATGTCCTCCGGGGTGAAGCGGGCGCCGTAAACCTTTTCGATCAGGGGGGCCAACTGCTTGCCCATGATGGGACCAACGGCGCCGACTGTCTGCGCCCATGCGTCGGGAACACCGGCATCGGCGGCGGCGCGATAGGCTTCCATCGCGGGGGTGTATATCCCCTCAAAGTAAATTCGTTGCGCGGCTTCCAAGGCGGTATCGCTCCGCTTACGGTACACGTCTACCGCCGTCGCGTCAAGGGTGTCCAGCCATTTCCGAACGATCGGGCCGCGCCCTTCCTTGTCAGCGGCGGCAACGATGTTCCCGATTTCCGGGATACCGTGAGCGATCGTAGGCAGGGCCGCGCTCCAATCCTTCAAGCTGGCGTTGTAGGCGGTGAAGTCAACCGCTCCGTCCGGCCCCACAAAGTTCTCGGCCCTGGGTTGGGTGCGGACCAAGTGCCGCATGATTTCTTCTTGGCGCAACTTGACAGCCTCGGCGGGGTTCGCACCGGCAACGCTCATGGGCTTGTAGTTCAGATCAGGCTCGTAGGTATACGTGCCGTCTGCCGTGCCGGAAAGGGCTGCTACGGCCTTCTGGTAGTCGGCCTGCCAGTCCATCCCCTTTTGGTCGGGTTTCGCCCTGTCAATACGCGCCTGGGCCTTCCAGCGGGCATCTTCCACGATGCGCGCGGCTTTGCGATCCCACGGGCGCGTCTGGATAACGGCGTCCTTCAAGCGGTCGAAGGCGACGTTGATGGTGCTGCGCTGGGCGGCGTCCAAGAGATAGCCCGCCTCGCGCGTGTCGCCAGGAAGGGCGTAGTACTGCTGGCGCTGAGCTTGCAGGGCAGGATAGGCGCCCTGAACCGTCTTTACATCCTCGCGGCTTCCGGTCCCGGTGACGGGGCTGTATGCGGCGGCGCGTTCGGTCGCCGTCATTTCCTGGCGTATCTTCTCCCCCTGCGGCTCGGCTTGCAGCCGCAAGCCCAACATACTGCCGGCCAAGGTCGTCACGGCGCGCTGGCCGGTCGCCTGTTGCGCGGCGGCGCGCGCGACGGCAAGCGCGTTCTCGGCAAGTTGCGGGTCGATCCTGAGTTCCTTCGCCACGTCCTCGGCGGTGGCGTTGCGTATCTGCATCCCCAAGTCAGTCTGAGCATGTAGCCGAATCCATTCTTGGGCGGCGAGATACGGCTTAATGTCAAGGCTCGGCCCAATCTTCGCGTTGGCTTCTGCGGCCATGTCGGACACGCTGCGGGAGAGCCGGTAGGGGTCGTAGGCGGTCGTGTCGGGCAAGCCCAGCGCGCGCCGTATGGGTTCTTCGATGTTGGTGCCCATCGGCCCGCCGATGCCCAGCGCCCCGGTCGCGGCCTGGATGATCCCCGTTTGCGGGATGCCCATACCAATGCTGCCCGGCCCCCATGCGGCTTTCTGTTCGGGCGAGTTGTCGGCCTGATAGGCGCCCATCAGGCGCAACGGCATGTCGATCACCGGGCTTGGGCGCAAGCCGACTTTCTCCATGACGTTGTAAGCCTGCTGCAACCCGCTCTTGACCTGTTCCCCATCCGACACATCCCGGCCCAAGAAGCCGGCGTAGGGGAAGAAGGTTTCGGTAGGGTCAAAGTAAACATCCGGCAACTTCCCGCCGGAAAGATCGCCGGTCGGGATTCGGATGGACGAATCGAAGCGGGCGCGCCCGCCCCGGCGCTTGTTCTCGTCTTGTAGCGCCTGCTTGTAGCGCAGATACGCGCCCAGGTAGGCCGGGTTTTGCAGTAGACGCAACGCGAAGTTCCGGCCCTGGCGGGTGGACCAATACGAGAACGGCAGAAGCAAGCCAATCCATGCGTCGATGCCGCGCTTACTGGCGTAGTCCAGAAGGGCAAAGTTCGTGGCTTCCTTGCCGTAGGTCTTGGCCCGGTCGATGGTCATGTTGAGGTCGCCAATATGGCGCTTCAAGTCGGCCGCAAGCGCATCGTATTGGGCCTTGCTGAGTTCCTTCGGGTTGTGCGGCTGGGCCATGTGGTCCTTCGCCGCCTGGCGGATCGCGTTCAGGGCTTGGGACTGCTCAAGCGTAGCCGCCTTCACAATGTCCGCGAAGCGCGGGGCTTCGTGATCGCCGTTCTGCTCAAGCTCGGCATCCTGGGCCACAAGCGCATCCTCGGTGATTGGCGCATCCGCGTGGGCGCGGGCCTGGTCCTCGACGGTCGCCGGCTCTGCCGCCGGCTTCTTGCCCGGTTCGGGTTGGGCGGGTTCTACGGGGGGCTGGGGCGGCTCGATCGGCGGCTTGCCGGCCCCGCCGGCCTCGGCCGCTACGGGCGTGTCACGCAAGGGTGCCATAGGCTCGACGGCCTTGGCGAACGTCTGGGCCTGCGGGCCAGGGTCGGGCACCGTCACGTCCAACCCATACTTCTTAAACAGGGTGTTGAGAATCGCTTGCTTGGTCTGGTCGCCCAAGGTGCCGCCGCCAAAAATGTCGGACTGCATCTTGTTCCCAACCGCCATATCGTTGTAGTCGGCCAGGAAGCCAATGAGCGAGTTGGCCCCGCTGCCGCGTTGCAACCGCTGGGCGATGAGGCGCGCAATCGCCTTCGCTTCGGGCGAGAACTGCGTAACCCCGGTATCCGCGTAAGCCCCGTTGTTTGTCACGTCCAAGTAGGCATTTACGGCAGCGACGGGCTTGGCCCCCTTGCCCAGCGACGAGTTCATGGCCTCATTGACGGCACGGTAAGCATCGGTCAGGTCTTTGGTCAGGGACAGGTCCACCCACTTCTTGCCTTCCCCGATCAGCCCTTCCAGTTGCGCCGTCCCGCCCAGGTTGGCGAAGATCGCCTTTTCGAGCGGGGCATTGTCCAAGTCTTTCCCGGCGGCAATGGCCTCTCCGATCGCTTTGCCTTCGGGCGTGTCGCCGTAGATTGCGCTGTAAAGCGCCATCTTCATCCGCTTTTCGCCTTCATCGGTAAGCGGTTTGCTTGCCTTTTCGTCATTGAAAAGTTTGGTGCGTTCCTCAAGCGCGAAGTGGTCTTGGAACGCCTTGCGTAGCGCCTCGTTCTTGGGCGACTGCAAGGCGGTTTCGATGCTTTGCCCCGGCTCGATTTTGAGCGAAGATAGGACGGCCGGGTTGCCCCGCACAAACTGAGCATCCGCCGTTGCCTGTTCGCCCAGGGTGGATTCCATCGCCTTCGGCTTGTTGGTCAGTTGGGCGAATTCGGCCGGGTCCACCTTGGATACCAAGATACGGACCATCATCGGCTTGTCGCCTGCCGCCGCGATTTGTTCTTCTGGGATGCCGGCCTTGCGGGCCATGTCGCGCATCCCCTCGTTGAGCGCGGTAATGCTGTCGGCCTTTCCGGGGACGCCTTCGGGGGCGCGCGCCCGCACCGTCTCGACAACCTGGCGGCTCCCGTTTTGGGCGAGTTGGATGTATTGCCCTTTGGTGCCCTTCTCCGGGTGAACGATCGGGATGCCCGAATCTATCTGGTCGGTCGTGAGGATTTGCGGCGCCTTGAACTGCTGCGCGTTCTTTTCGGTCTGGGCCTGGTAGGCGGCTTGGTCGCGCCCGCGCGGTTGCCAGGCGGGTTGTTCGTGGTCCGGGTTCTTCGCCCCGCCGACAAGATGCGATTGCGCTACTTTGTCGGCCGGCAGAATGTCCAGCACAAAGGTATACGTCTCGGCGTTCGGTCCGTTGGCGTGAACGATGCGCCGGGGGTCAACGTTGCTCAGGTCGTAGGCCAGGGGCACGTCTGGGACGGTGCTGGCTGGGCGCGGGGTGGGGAGTGGGCTGGTCTCGTCCACCGGTCGCGCCGCCGGGTTAATGTCCAGTTTGGGAAGATCGCCCGGCTTGGTCGGCGGGATTACGCCGGTGTCGGATGAGGGCGCGTAAACCGCGCTGGCATCCAAAAGTTGTCGCTCAAGAAGTTGGACCTTCCGCTCGGCGGCGGTGATGCGGGCAGTATCCTTGGCCTTGTTCGCCCGGTAGAGTTCCTTCTTGGCGGATTCAAGTGCCGTTTTGAGTTGGGCTTTCAGGCTTGGCGGCGGGGCAGTCGGCGCGGCGTTCGCCGGCTTGACTGCCCCAGGCACGGCGGCGGCTTCGGGCGGCGCTTCGGGGGGTGCTTCGGGCGGGGCCATGCCAGGAAGCGCCTGGGCTTCGCCAGTGACGGGCTTCGGCTCTGGGCGCATCCCCGGCATTTCCGGCTGAACAATGTCCGCCTTCTTCGGCGCGGCTTCGGGCGGCGGGGCTGGGATGCGATTGGTAAGAATCTCGTCCACCCGCTTCAACCCTTCCGGGGTGATGATCCCCTTGATGAGTTCCGCCCGCTGCTTGGGGGTGTAGCCCAACTTGTCAAGCTGCATGTTCGCAGCCTTGAACTGGTCGGAATTGCGGATCGCCGTCCCGATCAGTTGCGCTTGGGACAATGCCCCATACCGCCGCTCGGCGTAGTCGAAGTAGTCCGCCCAGATTTTCGCGCTCCCGGCGTCGTACTGCTCCATGTCGATTTCGCCGGCCCGCTTGCGCTCAAGTAGCGCGTTCATCTTGAATCGCGCCGTGAGCGCGTGTTCCATGACGTTGTTTTCCGCCACGCTAAGAATGTCGGCAACCTGGGTGACAATCGACGGGTCGCGTTCAGTAAAGACGCGGGAGAGCCGGAAGGCTTCAAGGCGGGCGGCGTCGATGCGCGCCCGATCGGTGTTGAGCTTGGCATCGAAGGGGGCGGCGTCGGGCTGGCCCTGCTTCATCTGCTCGATCATCTGCGCCCAGGCTTCTTCGGCCCTGGCGGTTGGCTTGTCCACGCCGGGGAAGTCCTTTACGATCTTCTCCCACGCGGTCGGATCGTTGATGACCTTCGCGGCCTCGCCTACCTTCTTGTGCATGTCCGCGATTTCGCCCAACTTGGCCGTGTTCTGCTCGTTGTTCAGGCGGCGGTAGTCATCCCAAATGTTCTGCATCGCCTGGCTACGGCCGGTGCCCTTGCCCAACTTCTCGATCTGGGCAGATACCCAACCCATGAGCCGGGACTGTTCGGCGCGCGCCTTGTCGCGTATCGCGTGTTCCTGCTCCATCTGCCACTGGATGAGCGACATGGATTTGCGCGCCCAATCCCGCGCATCACCCATCGCATTTATCTCAACCCCCTTCCTGATGGCTTTGTCCATCAGATCGGCGGACTGGCTCATTAAGAGAGATTTCTTTTGGGGATCAGTTTCAACTCGCTCTGCTTCGCTTATTTTGCTCAGTTCATCCCAAAGTTGGTCCCGCTCTGCGATAAGCCTAGCCACCGTCGCTTCGGGGGCGGGCGGCTGGAAGGGCTGATGTGACTGGCTGCGGGCATTGGCTACGGCGAGTTCGCCATTTTGCAGGTCTTGAATCGCCTGCTTGGTTTGCGCTTCGGCCTGAGCCGGAGTAATCGCCCCGGCGTCTACCATCTGCTTCGCCAGGGCTTCGATATGCACCTGGGCCTCTTTCCAGTCCGTTTGCACAACGTTGAAGGTGGCCTTGGTCGGGTCCGCCGTGTCGCCCAGACTGGCGATGTGGCGGATGTAGTTCTTGATTACGCCATCCTCGTAGCCGTCGATGACGTTATCAATCGCCTTGTTCGGGTCGGCCCCGCCCGCAAGCGCCTTGGCCAAGTCCTGATAGACCATCGCGCGCATCCCCGGCGAGATTGCATCTACCGGCAACCCGGCCTTCTCCAAGGCGGTCCCGATGTTGAACATAGAAAACTGGCTTGCCTGCTTCGTCTGGTCGTTGAAGGTTTTGATGAGGTCGGCCCTTGTCATGCCCTCCCGGTAGCCCGCTTCCAGATTGTCCGCGATGCTTGCGAATTCCGGCCCCAAGATCATCCGCACCTGGTCGGTAATCTTGGGCTTCCAGTTCAGGCCCATAAACCGCTTGAAGGTGGTGTAGAAGGCGCGGGTTCGGCGCGAGATTTCCCACTGGTTGTTCTTGTCGCCCAACCAGTTATTGAACTTGCCGACAACCGGCAACTTGGAAAGTTTGCTGGGAATCTGGTTGGACGGCACGCCTTCGGCCTGGGATTCGTGCATCAGGTATTCTTTGCCCAGCCCTACCTTCCCCAAGTAGTCATTGATCGCCGCCGCCCCGTCCATCGTGTGAACGCCGTCCATCGCCATCGTCACGGAGTCGCCCATGACGTTGCGAAAGACGTAGCCCAAGGTGCGGAGATAAAACTCGCCCAGCCAGGATTTGATCTGCTGCCCGGTCTGCTCCACCCACGGGCGTTCGTTGAGCGGCTTGACCTGAAACACTTCCTTGGAGGTCTGGTCAAGCTGGTTGGCGATCACGTCGAACAGAGCGATGGGGTTGTAGGCGCCGGCTTCGCCCACCTTCTTCAAGGCTTTAGTGAACTTCTCCATGCCCATCGCTTCGATGACTGGCCGGGCGAGTTCGGCCTTGACTGACTGGCCGATGTTCCCGTAGCCGCGTTCGGCCAGCGCCTTCGGGTTCTCGATGAACAGTTGGAGATTGGTCGCCGCTTCTGCAACGTTGCCCGCGTCTTTGGTCAACGTCTGCATAATGTCGATAGCGTGGCCGGCGGCGTTGCGGGCCTTGGCCTGGGGCAGAAGTTCGGCCAAGTTCATGAACGTGGTGTAGGCTTGCGCGACGGCCTGCGAGACAAGCGGGGTCGCGCGCGTCACGTCGCCAAACTTTGCCGCCCGTTCTTCCAGCACCTTGATTTGCGTCTCGATCTTCGCCCGCTTCTGGGCTTCGATCTGCTTGGCGTTGAACTGGTCGTAGTTGATGATCGGCTTGCCCGTCTCGTCAAGCGCCCCCTGCAACTTAGGCAAGGCTTCGATGAGGGGTTGGCGCTGAGCGTCAATCGCCGCGATCTTCGGGCGGTCAGCCAGGATTTCCGGCGACAGTTGCGCGCGCTGGGCGTCAAGCTCGGACAACTGCTTCTGCTTGGCGAGTAGCGCCGTTTCTTCGGGCGTCCACTCGATCGGCTTGGCCTGCGCGGCCAGGGCGCGTTGGGTTTCAAGTTCAGCGACAACCGCCGCCTTTGCCGCGCCCTTCCGGCTGGGGGTGGCCAGGAGGTCGATCGCCGCCCTCTCTTTGGCCCGCTGCATCCCTGCCGTCACGCCGGCGCGCGCGGCCTCCACCTTGTCCAGCATGGTCGCGCCGCTGGCGTCCCGCGCCAGGGCGTCATACACCTTGGTCACAAAGTAGTTGGCCGTGGTCTTGGGCATGAACTTCTCAAGCCCAAACAGTTTGTGGAGGGGCAACTTGTTCATCGGGTCCACGCCGGCCAGGGCCAGGCCCGTTCCCACCACGGTTTGCCCGATCATCTCGGCCATTGGCAGGGCCTCACCCTTAATCATGCCGGTGGCCTTGTAGATGCGGTCTTGTTCGTCGGCCGCGTCCTGCGCGGCCTGCTGGGCCTGTTGGAAGTTGGCGCCGCCAGCGATCGCATCCGCTTCGGCCAGTCGCCCGGCGCTGGTGATTCGGTCCTCGATGCGCTTCTCAAATGCCGCTGTCTCGTCGCTGAAAAGCTGCTCGGTGGGAGCGGGCTGAGACGCGCCCCGAATCGCGGTTTCGGGGTCCTCGCCGGCCAGGATGCGTTCGGCGGCGCGGGCACGCGCGTCTGGGCCCGAGAACGCAATCGGCGCGGTGCGGTAGTAGGCATACGTTACCGGATCATTCAGTAGCGTGCCCTCGACAAACCCCGCCGGGTCGGAAAGTAGTTTCTTCCGGTTCGGGTCGCGGATGGGCAAGCTGTAATCGGCCCCCAACTCCTGCTGCTTCTTCCGCAGGCGATCCATAACGGACTGCTCATTGCCCAGCCCAAACGCCTTGAAGTAGGCGCGGTTGGCGGTTTTGAGGTCGCCGCTCTCGACACCTTCCTTGATCGTCGCCCAGGTTTGTCCGGGGTCTGTGATGACTTTGGAGAGCGCCCCAAACATCTTGGCCCCACCCCATGAAATGAGGTTGGGGATTTCAACATCGCCCACCTTCACCGTGTCAGGGAATAGCCCTTGCCCAACGCCGGCGGCGGTCTCGACGGCCTGCGGGGCCAGGTTGAGTAGGTCGCCAATCCCCTTCGGCGCAAGGGGCATCCCCAAGCCGAACAGGGTGGCGAATCCGGCTGAGGCGATGTTCTCCGGGGTCGGCTTCTCCCAGGCTTGTTTGATCGCCGGGCCAACTTCCGAGATGGCCATGTTGCCAGCGGTCGATTCTGCGGATGCTGCCCATGTTTCGGGCAAGGTCGCGCCCTGCTGCGCCTTCAAGAGCGGGTTGACGATCGCCCGCCCGTAGTTGCGCTCCTGCTTGCCCAGCCAGGTATCTTCGGGCGCGAAGAACGATGGGGCCTCGCCCGCCCACAAGTCTTGCATGGCCTGGCGCCCGCCGTTCGGGTTCTGGGCGGTAACGGGCTGAGACGGGGCGATGGCTTGGGCTGCGCCCCAAACGGTGTTGGCAATGTCGCCAATCCACTGAGGCAAGGGAGTCCGGTTCTCCGGCGCCGGGACACCGCTGGGGGTCTTGGGGATGGCCGGCACTCCCGCCGCGCCGGTTGTGTTCACCGGCTGAGATTCCCACGGGATTTGCGGCTGGCCCTGCGCCTGGACCTGAGTAACCATGTCCAGATATTGCGGGTTTGCGCTGACGGGCGTGGGCGCGGCCGGGACGGCCGGGAGTTGGGCTTGCGCCTGGGCCTGCCCGGTCTGCTGGGTGATACCCTGCTGGCGCTGCAAGCGGCGCATTCGCGCGCCGTAGCTTTCGGTGAAGGTCCACCACGGTTGAGGCGAGTTCGGATTCTGCATGTGTTAAACCAAAACGGCGTAGCCCCTCTGGGGACTACGCCGCACCTTGTCGGACTGTTGGCCTCTCCCTGATAGTTTACATGTACGAGACATTCGGCCCAAAGCGCCGCCCAAACGCGGCCAAGTTTTGCCCCTGGTCTTGGAGCCGGTTCTGTTCGGTGGCGTTCTGCTTCTGCCAATCGAAGCCTGCCTGGCTGAACGCCTGGTTCCACTGGTCAAGCGCCTTGTTGCGCTCAAACTCGGAATTCCACTGTTGGCCCGATCGGTCGAATTGCTGGCCCCATTGGCTATCGGCGGCGTTGGCGCGCCCGGTCTGGAACTGGTTGTTCCATGCGTTTTGCGCCTGGTTCGCCCCGAATTGCTGGCCCCACTGATCGGCGGCGCGGTTGGCCTCGTTCTGGGTGAAGTTGTTCTGCCAACCCTGCTGCCCCTGCTGGGCATTGAAGTTGCGATCCCACTGGCTGTTGCCGGTGTTGTACTGGTCGCGGGCGAGTTGGTTGGCAAAGGCGCGCTGGTTCTCGTTGGCTCCAAACGTCTGATTCCACTGGTTGTTGGATACGCCTTGCTGCGCCTGGTTCGCCCCAAACTCCTGCTGCCACTGGCCTTGCTGAACCTGCGACTGCTGCCACGGGTAGAGCGCCGCCATGTTTTGCGCGATCCCCGCCCATGCGCCGGCGGGGGTGCCGGCGAACGGCGATGGCCCGTTGGGGTTGTAGGTGTTGCCAGCCCACGGCAAAATCTGGTTGGGGTCGAATCCCGAAAAGGACTGATCGCCGTAGGGGTCAGTCCACCACGGCCCGCCGTTCTGCCCGTATCCGGCCCCGGAACCGTCGCTCATTTGGAACGGGGTTTGGAATCCGCCGCTTCCCTGAGCCGGGCCAAGTGGCGCGCCCTGGCGCGGGGGCATCATCCACGGCTGCAAGCCGCCTTGCCCGTTTTGCGGGGTCTGGATGTTCCACGCCCCATATTCGGTGAAGGGGGCTTGGGTCTGAGATTGTGGCATGATCGCGGCGCGGACGGCTCCGCCCCAGTCGATCGTGTTCAGCCCGCCCCGCTGCGCGAGTTGCATCAGTTGGGGGCCGAGTTGGGCGATCTGTTGCGGACTGGCGCCCAACTGCATCAAACGCTGGATGATGGCCTGTTGGTCGCCGCCCACCCCCTGTTGGGGCTGCATGGAAGAATTGGTTTGGTTGAATTGGCCGCTGGCTCCAACGCCGTAGTTCGGGGGCTGCATCCACCATCCGTTGTTCTGCTGGGTCATTACTGGCCTCCGTACTTCTTGCGAAGTTCTTCCATGCTGCTTTCATACTGCCGCATCGCCGCGAGTGGGTGCGCCCCTTCCGGCGCGGTCGTCGCCACGAATTTTGCCATCGCAACCGGATTGCCCCGGTGCAACTTCTCGTAGCGGTCCACAAGCTGCCGCTCCGAAAGGGTGTTGCTCTGCTCAGTCGACTTGCCTACCATCGGCTCGATCACGCGGGCGACTTGGCGCATCGCACCGCCAATGAGGTCTTTCATCTTAGGCTCCTTCCGGGGGCGCTTGCAACGGCCCCGGCACGGACGGCACGCCGCCGCCGCCGGGCATGTTCACTTGGGGCGGGCCGCTCATCTGCATTGGGCCTCCCGGCATCGGCGCGCCCGGCATCGCGCCCGGCGCCATCCCCGGCGGCATCCCTGGGCGCATGGTCATGGCGTTGCCTGGCCCTTGCATCTGGCCCATCCCCGGCGGCGCCATTGGCGGCTGTGGGGCGAACAGGGCGTTGGCCTGCGCGATTTCTTCCGGGGTGGTGTTCTCGGCCCCCATGAGGAAAGGCAGGAATTGGGCGGCGGTCTGCCCGGCAAACATCTCCATGAACTTCGGATTGGACAGAATCTTGTCGCGCAAAATGCGTTGCATCTCGTCCGATGGGGACTCGGCGCCCAGCCCGAATTCGGGCAACTTTTGCATGAGGTCGATCATCGTTTCGGTGCTGATCTGGCCCTTCTGCTGCAACATGCTCCAAAGTGAGGCCATTGCCGCCGTGTCTTTCGGCATCGACGCGCTGAGCTTGGCTTGCACCCGGATAATGTCGCCAATGTCGTCGGCGGTCAGGGTTTCGGTGATGGCCTTGCCGTGCTTCGATGTGCCCCACACCTGCCACACGCCGCGTGCCGGGCTGTAATACTTGGCCAGGCATAGGGCATGTTCCATCATCGCGGACAGAGAACGCTCAAACGCCTGCTGCCGGAAGCCGATCGACATTTGGAACACGGACGCAAAGCCGCTGATGGCTTGGCCTGAGAGTTGTTCCGTCCGCCCGCTGAAAACGTCGGGGATGCCGACGCGGGAGAGTTGATCGTTCAGGGCTGAAAAGACGCGCTCCGCTTCCGGGTTGGTCACGTCATTTTGCAGCCGCCATACCTTGCTGCCTTCCTGCACAAAGTTGACTGAGTTGGGGGACCAGTCCAACACAAGCTTCGGGTCATCGGTCAGGACCGGCGAGTTGGGCGCGCTGAGCATCGTTTGGAGGCCCATGCTCAGGCCCATGTTCATCGCTGCCAGAACGCCAACGCTCTTGGTCTTGTCGCTGCTGCCGTTCGTGAGCGGGTAGAGCGCGCTCAGGTTTGCGTTGGCCCCGCCCATCGGGGTCTGGGTGCCGGGGAACAGGAAGAACGGGATGCGTTTGTAGTAGGGCATGACCACGGGCTTCTTGATGATCGTCAAGCCCAAGTCCTCGACTTTGCGCCCATTGCGGAATACTCCCTCGTCCACGGCCACGCAATGAACCACTTTGCGGACGCGCCGGCGGGTGACAACGGGCGCTTCGTTCTCGCCTTCCTTGGCATCCTCGCCCGCATCGCCAGGCGCGTTCTCCGTCTCGCCCGGCGAGTAGTCCTCGCCGCCTTTCAGCGCCGCTTGGATTTCGTCGGGTGCAAGACCACTCGCGGCGCCCTGTTGCGCCTCATACGCCTGCTGAACCATGTCCGTAAGCAAGGGTGCGGGTTCTTTTGGTGGCGCAACATCCTCCCAATCGGTGACTTCTACCCAATATTCAATGTAGGTGATGGGGATATCTCCCCAGTCCGCCATTGCTACCGCATCGTTGAGCTTGGCCGGCGGCGGGAGGCTGACGCCCCATTCATCTTCGATCTCTCGGCGCGGGCGCTCCCACGAATGGACAAACTCGGTGAAGCGGTCCTTGCGCGCGTCCATGCTCCAATAGCAGGCGCGCGGGTCCGGCGTGTGCAGCACAAGCGGGAATTCATCTTCGGCCGCGTTCGGGTCATACGCCAACTTCATGATCCCAATGCCGGCGCATATCGCCCACCACGCCGCTTCGGGGAGTAGCGTATCCAGGTTCATCATCGACGCCGCGCCGTCAAGCCAACGCTCGATCTTCTGCGCGCGCTCCTGGGTGGGCATGTTGGCGGTGCCGGCCGGGACGGTGTAGATGGGCGGGCGAGTGACCAGCAAGGCCCGCAACTTCTCTACAAGGTCAAATGCAAGCGGCAGGCTGACGCGGTATTCGTTGGGCGGCATCCGGCCCTCGTAAACATCCAACGAATACATGCGTAGGTATTTGTCGATTCGGGCGTTGCGCTCAACCGCGCCGTCTTTGAGCGTAGAGGTTCGCGCTCGGATGTACTGGCCATTTATTCGCGCGATGTTCATGGGTAACAAAAAAGGCGGGGAGATTGCTCCCCGCCTTACCATTCGGTGCCGGCTTGTACGCGAGATTCTACACCCTATCCCATTGGGGCGGCGATGGGCCGGCCCGGCTGCGGCGTGGGAACGCCTGGGCGCGGCAGCATACTCATTACCACGGCGTCCGCCCGATCGGGGCTGCGCCCGATGAGCTTCTTGACCAATTCCTTCTCCACGATCCCCACGGCCCCGCCCGCCCCCTGCTTCCAAGTGTGGGCCACAAGTTCGTCCTCAAGTTCCTGGTCGTCCGGCAGGGCGACGTTCTTCCCGTTGGTCGGGTTGAGCATGTCGCGCAGATTCCAGTAGGCATAGGCCCGCATGTTCGTGAACTTGATTTCTCCGGTCGTGTCGGTCTTGTCTGTCCGCTGGCGGGCATCGTACCGCTCGACGCGAAGTTGCAACTCGCGGCACCGGCTGAACACTCCGGCGCCCAGGCCCACTACGTCGATGATGGCGTAGCGTTTCCGCGCCTGGCACCGGTCTTGGATCGCCGTCACAATCTGCATGAGGTTCAGGGTCGCCGGCAAAACTTCCAATTCGTCAATCAGGTTGCCCACGCGCGGGGCCAGAACCGTCCTATCGGGGCTTTCGCCAATGTCCACCCCGTAGCCCTCGATGGGCGGGAGTTTGTATCGTTCGGCGGTGAGAACCTTCCAGCGGGCGCGGGCCAGTTGAATCCACGGGCGGGGGATGACGCCGTTGGCTTCCTTCGCGTCTGCGAAGTCGCCCAACACGCGCCCGATATACATGGCGCTGTCCTCGCCCCATTGCTCTTTGCGCCGCTCGGCCCATTCCTGGGACATGCGGCCGGCGGCAATGCACTCCTGCATTGTGACGTGGCGTACCCACCAGTCGGAGTAGCCCGGCTGGCGGGTCTGGATTTTGTAGAAACGCCCAGACTTGTCGCCGGGGGTGGAAACAAGAACGGCCCAAATATCGGTCTTGGTGGAGAACGCTCCTTCTACGCTGTCGAAGATCGCATCGGGGATGGCCTTGCCCTCGTCCAACAGATAAATCATGTGGTCGCCGTGCGCGCCTTCAAGGCTGGTCGGCTTGTCGCTGGCAATCGCAAACGCGCTGCCCGTTCCGAGCTTAATACTCAGGTCAAGAATCTCGGACTTCTGCTTGTAAGGCGGGCGCCCGATCTGGTCCCAGCGCAGGCGGGGTATCCACTTGTGGATTTCTGGCCAAAGGAATTTGGTCAACTGCTGCCAGGCGCTTGCAGTCGTCGGCATCTTCCAGTCCAGCCCGTCCCTGGTGAGAGCGAACCAGTGGACGATCCACGCCGCCAGGGCGGTTTTCCCTAGACCGTGCGGGCCGCGAACGCTGATGCGCCGGGACGTTCGGAATTCGTCAAGAATCTCAAACTGGTAGGGGGCCGGGCCTTCCCCCTTCGGGAAGATGATGCAGTCGCGGACGAATCCGGCCGGGTCGTCAAAGTACTTGGCCTGGAACTCGCGGTAGCGGTCGCCCGTCCGGGGCGGGGAAGGGTTAAGTGGCTCTTGGGTGCCGCCCCGGCTGGCTATCAATGGCATCCACTGGTCCGCCTTCCGGGTTGCCCGTTCCACTGAGGCCCAAAGCGAGAATTTTGGCATCCAAATACCGGTCCACGGCAATAATTTCTGAGATGATCGAAAGCGCGTTGGTGATGGCGTTCACCATGTCGGGGTCTTTCTGGTCGCCATCATGCGCGGCGCGTGAAATGAAGTTGATCGCGGCTGCGCGGGCGCTGTGCGCTACGTCGCCCCAGCGTTCCTTCTCCATGTCCCTCAGCTTCTTGACCGCCTTGGTCAGCGCCGGGTGTTCTTCTGGCCGAGACAGGAAGTTGTTGCGGATTCGCTTTACCCGGTCAAGCGACACTTCAAACGCATTGGCGGCGGCGCTGTCGCCATAGTTCTCGGACCATATCAGGATGCGCGCCTGCAAGAGCGGCGGCAGCACATCCTTGTCCGGGTTCATGACAACCAATTCCGCCGGCGGGACGGTTGGCAAGCCCTCTTTGTCGGGGAAGTAGTCTGGATCAGGCATGGCCTTCGATAACTGTGCAGGCACGGACCTTCTGCACGGACAACTCCGATTCTACGACGACAACGCGGGCGGGCGAATCGCCCTCCGCTTGCCGGCACTCGACGGTGATGGTGAACGAGACGCGCCGGACGGGCACGGTGTCGGCCGGCAGGGCACGTATCGAATCCTCAAGGGCGCGCGCGGCGGCGGCGGTAATCATCATCCCCCGGCTGGTGCCAGGCTCGACGTAGACCGTGCCGGCGTCCTCTTTCACGATACCCGTTACTCTCACGTCGCCCCCATTTTGAACGCCAGAATGGCCTTGCGCGCCCAGTGGCGAATCATCACCCACTTGTGATCGTAGATCATTGCGTATCCCATTTTCCCGTAGACACAAAACCGGCGATCGAAGTCTGCGGCGTCGAATAGCCCAGCCGTGACAAGCCAAGTGCATATCCGCGCGTCCTCGGTCATGCGCTTGTCGTGGTCGGCCAACTCCTGCCACAAATCCGCATGTTCCGTAAGGGATCGCTCAAGCGCCTCTGCGAATTCCCGCTCCCTGGCGGTCAACTCGCGGGGGTTGCCAACCAGTTTCACGGATTCGGGCGGGTCAAGTCCCTCCGCTACTAGACGATCGTAGATGGTTTGCTCTGGCATGTGGTCCCTCCACAGGTGATGACTGGATAGGTCGGGAAGGTGGGCGCATAGGGCCACGTCGGAAGGGGCGGCGGCATGAGCGGTTGCGGCATGGGCCGCGCCTCAAGCGCCCCGATGCGCCGGCGAAGCTCGGCTATCTCCGTTTCCTGGTCCACGCCAATCCCGGCAAGTTTGGCGATATGGCGATCGCGCCGCTCGATCATCGCCACGATCTTCTCCGCCTTGCTCTCCGCGTCGTCGTCGCCTTCAATGATGTATTCGATTCGCTTCTGTAGGTCTTTCATCAGTACACCACCTGCCGGTAATGCCGGCGCTTGCGCTTGTAAGTCGTGGTTGTCGTGGTCGTCACGCCCCATGCCTGCGGGAGCATGTCGGGGTATGTCCACAGTGTCGGATCGCCCGGCTTTGCCGTGGTCGTAAACACGAAAGGCGGATTTGGCGGGGCGTCGGCCCTCTGCATATAGCCAGAGGTCATCGACGCCAGCACCCTGCCGCACGCGCAATTCATTTTGTACTGCCCGCAGGTCGGGCACATTGGATCGCCTGTTGCCATCACTTCTCCTTTCCCGCCGGATGGATGTGGCTCACCTGCACCTGCCCGTCCTCCAGCGTCATCATCACGTCTCCGTCTCTTGCGGGCGGGCAAAAACGGCGTGTCTCGGCGTCCTCAAGCATGAACGCCAACCCATCCCGCGCATCCTTCTCTGCCGTGTTTGGCGTCCGCCCCTGGCCTAGGCAACTCGGTCCCTTGCTGGCAAACAGTACTTCGGCCACCCACACCGGCCGCGTGTGCGCCTCGTCAAACCAACTCCGGTAAATCACCACGGGGTACTCGCTTGCCTCAGCCATCACTTCACCCCCTTGCTTTTCGGCAACTTCGCTGTTCGCGGGTCGTTGATGCGCTTCCATCCCCGCGCCTGTAGCGCGGTTACATCGGGGTCGGTGTATGCCAGAGAATCGTCAGGGAATAACCCCTGCAATTCGCGCTCCATGATGGGGTTCAGCGCCCCCGCATCCTTCAAGGCCATTTGTGACGGGACGCCAGCGGACAACGCCGCCGCCTCATGCGCTGCCCAATGCTCTTTGCCATAGAGGATGCAGTTCTCCCATGTTTCCCAGTAGGGGCGCATCAGTTCTTCGGGGCCAGGGATGAGCCTTTGCTGTAACTCTTTGATTACGTCCATTACCATCCCCTCCGTTTGTGCAACTTCTTGTGGCAGTCGCGGCACAACACTTGCAAGTCTACCGGGTATTCCCGCCAAAGATGGGCATAGGATACATGATGCACGTCAAGCGCCCGATATGATCCCCGCGCCCCACACCGGTCGCAGCGGTGTCCCGCGCGCACCCGCGCCTCTGCCGCTGTGCGCTTCCAGTGGTCGGTGAACAGGTAGAAGCGCCGATACCAGAAGCGCCGGGGCAGAATAAATTGGAGGATGCGCGCGCGGGTATCGCTCAACGGCCCTCCGCCCAGAACGTCCGCAACTCAGGCAAGTAGTTCTCCACGTTGTAGCCGGCCCAGCCGCCGGAGCCGGTATCTGTATTCCCCATCTGAAAGATGGCGCCGGCCAGGTCAACGCTTGGCCAGGTGCCTTTGTAGGGGCCGCTCTCCACCACGATCGGCGCGCGGCCAAACTCGCTGAGCGTGCGGATGCTGCGGCCAAACTGCTGCTGGTTGTAGCCCGCCCAGTTGTAACCGCCGTGCCCCGCCTCAACTCCGGTCTCGCCGTGAATGAATCCACCGCCAACGCGGGGGTCGAGGATGCCGTTGCGAAACCAGAAGTCGCCGCGCTTCGGATACCAGATTGGATCGTGAATCAGCGCATCGCCAGGCGGGTCGTCGGGGTATCGCTTGCCCTTTTCGTAGTTGTGGAGATCGATGCCCATACCCTCATTCCACAAAGCGGCGTAGCCCATCAGGGCCGCGACTACTGGCCCGTTTGGGTCTTCGATGCGGCCTGGACAACCGTGGCCGAAAGACCCGCCAAAGTATCGGATGTCGGGTCTGATGTCCCTCAAGCGGTGGAATAGCTCGCCGTCCCAAAGAACCCGCCCGCGCAGCGCGTCCGGGTCATCCCCGTAGTGATCGTTCTCGTTCGTGCCGACGTACCAAAGGTTTGGCGGGTTGTCCCTGCCAACTTGAAGATGGTGAAGCACATCCGAGGGGCTTGGGCGCTGGCCCGCTGCCACCCAGCCGCGATAGATGAACGTGATGTGGGGGTTGGCGAGGGCGCGCTGGTGTATCCCGAGATGTTCGTGCATCGCAAAGATCACCTTGGCGCCGGCGGCAATGGCCCGGTCCGCTGCGTCCATGTTCCCGATAACATGGACGCCAATCCGATAAGGCTTGCGCGTCGGCTGCGGCGGGGGTGGCGTGGTCGTCCACGGCTCGGTATAGTCCCCGCTGCAATACCCGTAGGTGACGGGCGACTGAGGGTTGAACTGCAACAGGTCGGTCCCGTTCACCTTTGCCGTCGCAACCAGGTTTGCCGCAAGGTCGATCTTGTGCCAGTTCGCCGCATCGGTGCTGGACACGCGCAAGGGCGTCCCGTATGGCATCAAGCCAATTTTGGGGAAGTTGACGGTCGGCCCCGTTCGGAGAAACAGGCCATTGAGCGCGGTTACGCGATGGGTGTATTGGGTCACGGCTTGCTCCAAAGTTCGCCCTCGGCCTTGCGGCGGCGAATGAGGCCGGGGTATTGGTTGCCGTCTGAGCCATAAATCCAGCGCATGAGTTGGCCAGGCACTTCGCCGTAGTTGCCCGCGTTGAGAACGGCCAGAAGTTGCGAAGAAATCAAGTTCCCCTGCCCCACATTGAACGTGAACGAGACAAGCGCGGCAAACTGGTTTTGGGTGAGCGGCACGCGGACGTATTGCTCGACAGCGTGAGCGTAGGGCGTGATATCGGCCGCAAGCCGGCGCTTCCCCTCGGCCTCGGTCAGATTGCGCCAGGCTGCTTCGTCCGGGTGCCCATTGAGCGGCCCAAAGTGAATCAGGTGGCCGTATCCGCCGGTCGCGTTGTTCGCCGGGTCGTTGTAGGGCTGGGGGCTGAACCCCTCCCACTGGGCGATGAAGTCAATCAAGGCCGCGTCGATCGCGTGCGCTGCCGGCCCCGGCGGCGCGACGATAGTAGGCGTGGTCACTCGGCTGGTGTGGACGTAGCAATCAACGGGGTTGGCCTGCTGCGAGTAGAACGTGCCAGGGATGAGGTCGCACTTCAAGAGGGAGAACACCCAGAAGTCGCCAATGGGTTTTGCGTCTACCCCCAGCGGCGCGGGGGTGACGAATCGAACGACGCTGGATAAGCTGGGCCGAGAGCGGACATTCGTGCCGGCCATGACAATTACTTGCATATTCCTCCTACCAAGGTTTCACCTTATCCCGCATTTTGGTTGCGGCTTCGGCCAGATTGCCGGATAGCCCGTTTTGGCGCGCCCAAGTCACGATCCAGTTGGCGCGGGCATCGACTCCCCCAGGCGGCACGACAACAGGGAATTGCGCGTTGGCCGCAAGAAGTTCAATGTCGCCCTCCATGCGGAAGTGTTTGGCAATCCACGCAATCAAACGGGCATCTTCCGATTCTGGGATATCGGCGGCATATCCATCATCCCCGTGCGTGCCGCCTGATCTGAGCCGCAACAGGTTCATGAGGGTGGCCCGCTCAATCTCGCCGCGCTGCTTGACAATCGCCAACTCGGCCTTGACCGCGCTTAACTCACGCTCCATTGAAGCCATCCGCGCGCTAGTTTCTTCCCGATATTTCTTTGCCTCTAGCCGCTCAACTTCGCGTTGCCGCTCGACTTCGGCGCGGGCCTTGCGTTCGCTGTCCAGCGCGGACAAAAGCGCGGCCTCGCGGGTTGCGGCCCCGCGATTCAGGAAAGACGCAAGGACGATCGCGCCAAAAATAACGAGAAAGGCGCCGATGAGCGCGGCCAAAAAGGTTACGGTCGTGGGGTCCACGGCACCACCAATCTCGCCGCGCAATAGGCAGCGGCAAGGGCGACTGAGCCAAAGGGTAGCCCAATCGTAGAGAGAGGGTTTGATAAGATGACCGACAGGCTAAGCCAGGCCAGAAGGAAGGCCCCGATGACGGCCACGCCTCGGCGCAAGGTCAGGTTGTGGGTTGCCACGATCCCGAACCAAATGGCTCCAAAGACGACAAAGAAATAGCCCCAGCCGATTTCGGTTGCAAACCTGGAAAGAACCGCGTAGTTGGTGGAAAGGGCAAAGGCGTCAGTCGGTTGCAGAAGGGAGAGGCCAAACGCGAACGCGAAGGCGAAGGCGGCATAGGAATATTCGGGCCAAAGAGGCCCGCGCGGCGCGGCGTATTTGCCCCATTGACGTATCCACTCTCCGACTGCCTCACGCATGGCGTCTACTCTGGGTCGTTGAGTTTGCGCGCGTTGGCGTCGTTCACCTGTCCCCGCGCGTCTGTGACGACTACCGTGGCGATGACCACGGCAACCAGAGCGTCCGCCGATGCCAGGACGGTTTGGTTGATGTTCGGGAAGAAGGCTGAGATAAGCGCGCGGATGAAGGCCCAGAGGGCTACGAGGACGGCGCGGGATTCCAGAATCTTTTTGATCGTGTCCATAGGGGTTCTCCTTGGCGAATGACTATGTTATACACCTTCGCGGGGCGGGTACAAGACGAAAGCCCCATACCATGACGAATGGGGCTTTCAAATGGGAGTGGTGAGACAACCCGAAAAGACTATACGGGGTCCCGCTGGAAATGTCAAGGGGGTTAAACCGCTTCGCCGCCACTTGGAGGGATGGCGGCGAAGGGAAGGAAAAGAGAAGCGAGACAAAGGCAGTATGCGCCTGGCCGAAGGTAATGTCAAGAGGATTCAGCCGGGCGGTCTATTTCGACGAACCCCGCCCGGCCGGCGGGCGCGATCGGCGCCGCGCGCCCTGCTAGGGTTCCTCGATCCTGATAACGTAGCTCGGCGCGCCGTGGCCGTAGATGCAGCGGAATTCCCAGACGTAGCGCACGCTATCGTCAATGATGACGGCTTGATGCTTTAGCAAGTCGCCAATCGCCTTGGCGATGTTCCCAATGTCGCGCCCCTTCTTCTCCCAATCATCGTCATGGACGCTGACGCGGATGGATACGGGATACGCTTTGATTTCGGGGTTGGTGTGCTTCTGCTCTTGAATCTCCCACCCCGCCTTGTTCATCCAAGTCGTGTATTCCTCGCTGTTGATGATGCGCCCGCGCGCGATACGGTGTAGCCGGTTATCACTCGGCGGTGGGGCCGTGAGACGGTAAATGTGGGTGGTCACATGCTCCACAGAAAAGCCAAGAACAGGACAACCGCGCCAAGGCTGAACGCCAGCCCCAGCACAACGCCCCAGTCGGCGCCGTGCCGTGTCTGCCGGGGCTGAACACCGTGGACCCAGCCGGGCTTGCGCGGAAGTTTGTAGACCCCGATCGACTGCACGCGGCGCTCAAGAGCCGTCCCGGCGCGGGCCGGGTAAACATCCACCCGTGGGTTGTGCCCGCTCTCGGCTTGGCGGACTAGGCGCTCAGAATCCTCCCAAGAGAGGGAGATTAGGCCAGGGTATTTCTGGCTCTTTCGGGCTGATGGGAACTGCGGGGTATCGTCAATCAGTTCGTCGCTCATGTCTGGTCAAGTTCCTTTTGAAGCTCATCGATCTTGGCCTTTGCAGCCAGGTTCGCCATTACCCCGTCTTTCGGGCCTACCGCAATCTCGATCCAAGTAATAAGTTCACGGATGCGCGCCCGGTCCTTCTTGGCGCACTCGCGCCGGATTGCCGCCGCATCCTCTTTCCAGTGGTGGAGTAAAAGGTTGCAAACGGCATCGATAAAGGCGTCCTCGCCAGGCGGGACATGCCCATACGATTGCCCCATCCTTACGTGACGGAACACATTTCTGAAAGACTCCGCCGAAATGCCGTCGCCAAATTTTGGTCCGTCGCTCATTTGATGGCCTCATGCCTGGCGAACATCTCAAGCCACTCGGCCATTGGTATGAATTCTTCGCCCTTTTCGATATCAGCGCCGGGGCTGAACGGGTCAACCCGATAGGCGATCCAGCCGCCGATCTGCTCAGACAGTTTCTTAAGCCGGGCAACCTGGTTTTCCGGCACATCGCGCATCCCGTAACTTCGTTTTGCTGGGTCGATCACCATAGCCCACAAAGCATACTCGTTGTAGTGCATCCAGCCAGCCGCCCAATGATCTTCGCTGATATCGGACATGAGGCTTCCAAGCTCAATCGTCCTGCGCTCCAACAGTTCGGCCTCCAACTCCGCGATCTTGGCCGCGTCGGCTTCCATGCGCCCTACAATCGCGTCGAAGAAGTCGAACGTTGTCTTGGCGTCGGCCAGGGCCTTGCTGATGAATTCGCGGGGGTTCATACCGCCCTCTGCATGGTGAGTACCGCATCCCATCGGGCACAATACCGTTTGCGGTCCTGGTCTACCTGCATCCGGCGATTGCTGACCGTAATGCCGGCGGTCGTCGCGTATCGCTCAAACGTCGAACATTCCAGAATCCAGGCGCCGAATGTGCTTTGGCCCTTCTGGGGTATCTCGCCGTCGCGCCACACTTCAAGGCGCTGCGACGTGGGGAAGTAGAGTAGCATCGCGCCGTTGGCGAGTGTCGCCCGGTGCCCTTCGGTCGGCTTGCGCCGGGCCTTCTCCACCCACTCCGAGAATAGAACGTCAAGTTTCTTGCCCATGCCCTACCCCTCCGCGAAGTCACTCAGGACGACGCCCTTGGTGGTCTGGTCAACCACTTTGCAGGTCGTCTTTGTCTCGTCCAGCCAATCCCCCGATTCGTATTGCTGCCCAGCGTCCATTTGGGCGATCTGTGTAGAACAACTGTATTACTCTCGCCCCGAATTGTCAAGGGGTTACAACTCGATTGTCTCTCGCGCCGCGCCGATTAAGCGGCTGATATCCCACCGCGCAACCAGCGGGACTGAGCCTTGCGGCCCGTTCCGGTTCTTCCTGACAAAGAGCGTGCGGGACATTGGGCTTGCCTTGTCCTGCGGATCGTGGATCATCATTACCATGTTGGAATCCTGCTCAATGCTGCTCGATTCTTTCAGGTGCTTTAGCTGCGGTTCGTCGGTCATCCCAGCCTCACGGTTCAACTGCGCCCCCAAAAGAATCGCGCATTTCGCCTGCCCCGCCAGCGCCTTCAATGTGCGCGTCACGGCTCCCACCTGAGTAGCGCGGCTTTCGTTCTTCCCGCCCTCGATGTTCATGGCCTGCAAGTGATCCACGATCACCAGTCCAACCTGGCCCTTCGTATTCTCCTTGTGGATGATTTCAGCGATTGCGCCAAGGGTAGCGCCTGGCGCGTCAACGGGAAGGAAGGGAAGGCCGGCAAGCAGCACCATCGCCGCCTGCTCCTTCTCCCACTTCTCCGGTGTCATGGCGCGAAGATTCGTATGCCCGGTCGCTACACTGGCAAGCGCCGCAACTGCCTTGCGGACGATTTCGGCGTTGCTCATTTCCATCCCAATGAAGATGGTCTTGTAACCCCGTTTTGCGGCCTCAAGGGCAAAGCCAAGCATGAGAGTTGTCTTACCGCCACTTGTTGGGCCGGTGACGGTGACAAGGTTCCCTGGGCGCCAACCATCCGTGAGGCGGTCCAAGTCGCCTATCCCGCTGGGAATCCCCGCCGTCCGCGTCCCGTCGCGTTCAGCCTCGCGTTCGGCCGAGTATTCCGCGATCGCCTCGGCCAATGTCTGCCGCTTCCCCGCCGGTTCCATAGCGGACAGGGTGGTGATGATCTTGGTCCCGATCGTGGGCAGGGGTTCGCCTTTCAGATTCGCCGTCGCCGCCTTCTCAAGCGCCGAGTTCAATTCGCGCCGGCGGGCCATGTCGAACACATCCGCCGCATACTGCTCGATGTTGAGCGCGGTGGGGATGGACTGCATGGCGTTGGTCATCAAGTAGCTGTCAAGCGGCCCGGTAATCGCCTGAACATCCGCCAAAAGCCCGCGCCGCTCCAACCAGGCCGTGACTGTGCCCCAATCCGCAAACTTCCCAAGTTCAACAATGGCATCCCATATGTTCCGGTGGGCCATGTTGTAAAAGTCGTCTGCTTTCAAGCGGCTTACCTTGGCAATGGCCTCCGGGTCGATCAGGGCAGAGCCAATGACGCGAAGCTCGGCATCCGGGTTTGTGAACCGCTGGATAACCGGGTTCATGCGATCCCTTTGAGTTCAGCCTCAAGCGTCTCGCGCTGGGCACGCTGGAAATCGGATTCCTGGGAGACGGTTGCAGTAGCCCGTAGCCGCTGAACGGTCGTAACCAGCGACTTCGGAGAGGACATCGCCAGCCCCTTGCCGCGCATCTCTGCAACGGCTGTGGCAATCAGCGCCGGATTGCCGGCCAACACTTCGTAGAGTTCGGCCGCGCCCTTTGCCCAGAAGGGGAGTTGCGACTTGGTGGGCACGATCCCCAACGCCTGAGAAACGGATACCGCAACGTCTTTGACGGCCTCCGTGGCTTTCATGCGCTCGGACCAAACCTTGTCCTTGCGGCCCATCATGGTCTGGAACTGGTCAAGAGCTTTTTCTGAAAATGGCACGGCATCCTCCTTCGCTGCAATCTGGGCAAAGCCCAGGATGGGGTGGGTGACTTCTTGGGGTGTTCGCCCCGCCGCGCCGGAGGCGCGCGCATTGGTTTCTATTCCATTCCCTTCTATTCTATTAGGCGGAATATTTCCGTAACCATCTACGGAACTTTTCCGTAACTCGTCTTTGGGTGTCTCGGAGGTGTTCGGTGGCGCTGGGAACGGCGTGTTTTCGAGGTCTTTCCGCAAATAGGTCTGGTTGTGGGCGAAGCCCGGCCACGCCTGCCAGGTCCGCCCGCCGGCCTGAAACCGGACGATCAGGCCCACCTGCTCCATGTCTCGGAGAATTTCTGTAACCTGCGCGTTGGTTATGTCCTCGCGCATTGGGAATACGGCCGATCGGACGGACTGAGGATCGCCGTAGAACACCCCGTTTTTGTCGAGGTGGGCGATGGTCCATGTTGCGAACAATCTGGCTGTGTCGCTCTGCAATTCTTGGAACTTCATGCTCATACCGATTTCCCGGTTAAGCATCCTGCCTTTTGCCATGTCACTCCAAACAAAAACGCATCAGATTCTTTCCCATGCTTGCCGCTTGTGGCGACTCCGCTTGAGGTCGGAGTTGCGACAAGCATGGGAGAAAACCCGATGCGTTTCCTCAAGGATTGTTATTCGCCGTCAACCCCTGCCACAAGGTCGCCGGCGCTCTTTTAGGATATTAGCCCTGGCCGGGCGGAATGTCAAGGGGGGTGTTGTGCCACTCGAACACGTATACGCCGGTGTCAACCTTCTCTACGGTGGCTCCGGGGAAGGGGAAGGACTCGAAAACGGAGGCGTAATCCCGCCACATCGCCGCAGCGCGCTTCGTCCGCCGGCGGTAGCGCGCCCATGACCTTCGCAGCATCATGGCGATACGCATATCTTCCTCGCGGGCGTTGTAACGGTGCCAGCGTTTGATTTTCCGGTAGTGGTGTGCGCTCACATCTACCCCTCGCCGGAAAGGCCAACGGTCCTGTCCGTGACGGTCGGGCGGGCATCGGGCACGTTGAGCGTCCCATTGGCCGGCGTCGGGCCTTTTACCCAATGCTTGCCGTCAAAGTGAACGGGTTCGCCGTGGAGGTTGAGCAAGTCGCCCTTCTGCGGGACGCGCGGCTCAGGGGCCTCGGTCGCCGGCTGCTCGACGGTCAGGGGAGCGTTCGGCGGCGGCGGCGCGTTCCCCAGGACAAGTTCGCGGACCATCGCTTTCAGCACGGAAAGCTCGCTCTCGACGCGGAAGAACTGGCGGGTAACGGTCTGAATCTCAAAAAGGGTTGGCATTGGTTTTCTCCTTCTCAGGCTCGGCCACTTCGGCGCGGGCCTCGATGATTCGGTTGCCGACTTTGGACAACTTCACGTAGCCCTGATCGGCCAGAATCTTTACCATCGAATTCGTGTGCGCCAGGCTGCGCCCCGCCTCGGCGGCGAGAACGCGCTGATTGGGGTATTCTCCCTCGCGGGCCTTGTAGGCCATCAGGACGCGCAGGATCGCGTTGGCGCTGTATCGGTGCGGCTTGGTCATTTTGCCCACCTTTGGAGTATGAATTTCTGATCCCGAATCTCCATCGCAAAGCCTTCCTGCTCGGCAAAGAGCTTCGCCGCCTGCTCGACGCCAGGGAAGTCGGCATTGCAGTCGTCGCCCACGATCACCGCACCGGGGGCCAGGATCGGCAGGCAGTAGACCAAATCTACAAATGCCTCGCTGTAGTCGTGGCCGGCGTCCACATACACCATGTCGGCCAGAATTTCGGCCCTGGCCAGCGACTTCAAGCCCAGGGTGCTTGTCGCGCGGACGGGGCTTACCCGATTGTCGATGCCTTCGTGCAGCATATTGGTCAAGAACTGCTCGTAAAGCATCTGCGCCCCAAACCGGTCGCGCGGGATGGGGCCGGGCACCGAGAAGCCGGGGTCGGTCCAGGTGTCGATGCAATAGAACCCCGCTGTTGGGTTGGCCTTGGCCATCCATGCCACGCTTGCGCCCAGGAGCGATCCAACCTCCACGATGATCTTGGCGCCGGCCGCAAACTCGGACAGAACCGGGCTGGTGCTGTTCTTCCAGCCGGACAACAGGGGTTTCATGTTCAACTCGCGGACGACTTCATAAGGGTTTTTCATGCTTGCACCTTTTTTGCCTGGGCGTCTGCCGCTGCTTCCGCAATCTTTACGGCCTGCTCGGTAAACTCAACGGCCGCGTCTGCGGTCGGGTTCGCGGCAAAAACCAGAAACGCTTGATAGATGCCGTCGATTGGCGTCAACCGCGCAACTTCGGCTTTTAATGCGTCAATCTCGCGCCGGTCGCGGATGTTCCACTCCGCAATTGCCGCCGTTTGTACCTCCGGGTCATCGACGCCCTGCCCATACTGCCGCCTGATGTCGCCAGCCGCCGCGCCGCACACGTCACACTCGGCGCGCGCCCAACGGTATGTCGATCCCTCGCGAATGGATACTTTCTCGTTGCCGCAGAACGGGCACGGCAAGGGTTTCTGGGGTGTCTGCGCTTGTTCTGTCATCGTGTTACTCCTACTCCCAACATGGTCTTGCGGACTTCCTCGCCGCCGTAGATGTAGCGCAAGACGAGCGCCCGCGTGACCATGTAGGGCGCGTCCGCGCCGCTTAGTCTGTAAAGCTCCGCCGCTTCCGCGTGAGTAAGCGGGACTTCAAGAAATCGCCAGGCTGGAACGGCATCCGTTCCGCGCGGCTCCCGCGTTGCCCACGTAGGCGAGAAATGCGCGGCTTTGGTATCGGCTCTTGTGGTGTCGCTCATCGGAGTTCCCTCGCGCCAGGCAGCATCCCCCACATGCGGCGATCCGCCAACTTCTGCCCGCCTCGGACGCGCAAATAGTTGTCGATCACCCGCTGTTCGCAATGCGGGTGCAGCACAAGATCGCTCAGGCTTGCGCTCTCGGCGTTGGCCTTGGTTCGCAAGTCGCCAATCTGGTGCTTGTGTTTGCGGTCCTTGGCCCAAAAGCGGCACAAGGCCGATGCCCCGCGCTGCTCTTGGATAAAGCCCCAATCCGCGTCGGGGTGGTTCACGTCGCCCTTGGCGTGACGCGGGACGTAGGCAATCTGGGTGCCTGGCTCAAGAACGGTATCGCTGTTCATCGTGGCATCTGATCCTTCCCCGGTGCGTGGAACACATGAAGCCCGCCCCGGTGGCTCGATTCCCAATACAAACTCCACAAACCGTAATTGGCGCGCATCGCCCCAATGATTTCTTCGTTGCCGCTCCATCCGCCGGTGGCGAATTTGATCCACTTGCGGCCGACGCGGATGGTGCCCATTTCCCCAAACAGGGGATGTATGAAGGCGATCATGCCACGGAAGTCGGACCAAGGCCACTTCTTGACCTTCCGTATGGTGATGCTGTCGGGGTATCTCACGCCGCTGTCCTCCCGGTGCTGTTGGCCGCGCCCCAATCGACAACAATGGTGGTGGTCGCGCCGATCCCGCCCTTCGCCGGCGCCCGGCCGCGCGCCAGGTCGGTCATTTCCTGCCACTGGCGCGAGATTCGGCTCAACTCCTTCTGGCTTTCGGCGGCTTTCCGCTCGTAGACCATCTTCGTATCGTTCCAGCGGGACAAGTCGGCCCCGATCGCCGCAAGTTTCAGCCAGTTTTGGGCCGGGATGCGCCACTCGTCGCGTTCATCCATGCGGCGGTCAAGAGTTTCTCCGAAAAGAGCCTCTTGCCGCATCCGTTTGTCCCATTTCCCGCCGTGGATCGGCAGGATTTCAGCGATTTCATGCTGGACCTTCGCCAGCGCTTTCCTGATCGTGCGTGTTTTCATCCCGTTTTGCTCCTTTTCGGTTCTCTTTCAGCCTCTTGTCCCCCGGCTTTGCGGGGCTGTTGGCCGTGCGTTCCTCGACAAGCGTTTCCATCGCCTTGCGCTGCTGCGTCTGCCCCTTCTTCGCCTTCCATTCGTCCAAAAGGGCGAAGAAGGACGCCCGGCACATGGCGACTAGGGCGTGAGTGCCATACCCCTGCCGGATGATCCACCCCGGCCCAAATTCGCGGTTAACCCACGCCTCGCCGGTGCGTCGAAGGCCGAGCCGCAGCGCATCGCTCAGTTCCCGGCCGTAGATAAGGGGCTGGACTTCCATCTTTCGCGCGATCTGATGCACCGCCCGGCGCACCACTGGCTCAAGTAGCTGCACCTGGCTTGGGGTCAAGCGCATCCGCTCACGGATGTAGCCCAACATTTCCTGAACCACGTCCTCAATGGCCGTGATGGGAGCGTAAGCGGGGCCGCGTATGTCCTCTTTCTTCAC